ATTTCATCCAGTCCGCGTCACGTCTCCGCACGCTCGCACCGGAAGTCGTGACCAATTACGGTGACGCGGCGAAATTCACCAAACTGCTCGACATGAACATGATTAGCACGGGCGCGTCCACTCAGGAAGCGTCCAGTGCCATGCGGCAGATTACCCAAGCATTAGGCAAGGGCATCGTCAACGGCGATGAACTGAACTCCATCATGGAGAACTCGCCGCAAATCGCACGAATGCTCGCCAAGCATCTCAACGTGGCCGTAGGCGACCTGAAGCAGTTGGGCAAGAAAGGCAAAATCAGCGGCCAAGCCCTCTACGATACGGTGCTTGAGAACGCCGACGCCATCGAAAAGCAGTTCGCCGCCATGCCCGTCACGGCAGACCGTGCGTGGAACAGCATCAAGAACACGATTGGTGTGAGGTCGGCTGAAGCCGCCACAGCATTGTCCGCCAACCTCGGCAAGGCGTTGACCGCCATCTCCGGTTCTGGTATGGCGGGCACGTTCGGCGAAATGCTCGCAGGATTCGTGCCATTGTCGAACGCGGCCTCCACGTTGGCGGCGACGTTCGTCAACCAGCTTGCGCCAGCCGTCAACAAGGCGTTCAACGCGCAGCAGGTCGAACGGTTCCTCAGCCCGTTGACGAACCTCATCAGCCTGAACTCGCAGAACGCCAATCTCCTATCCTCCGTGGCCGATATGTTGAACACGGTGGGCGTCGTCGGCACCGCCGCGTTCTCCCTTTTGGTCGCCACGAACGACCGGTTCGCATCCCGCATCCCGGTCATCGGCAACGCGCTGGCCAACGTGAAGAACACGCTCATCAAGCTTGGCTCAGGCTTCACTAACGTGTTCGGCGCGGCGGTGTCCGCATCATCCGCAGTCACCGACAAGCTCGCGTCCATGGCCGACGCGATGGCAAAAACGCTGTCCGAATCGACGAAAACGCAGAACGCGATAGGCAAGTTCAACGTCGCGTTCGAAGACTTGCAGTCCTACGCGTTCAGCTTCGGCGAGAAAGGCGCGGAAGGCTTCGAAATCATCCAACAGGCCGCAACCAACCTGCGCAACGGCGTAGGACAGGCGTCCGACAATGTGAAGCTTCTCCAAAACGGATTGAACGCGATGGGTTCCGATGCTGAAGCGCTTCCAGAAGCGTTCCTCAAAGCGTTCGAAACCCTCAATACCGAAGTGGATGCCGCCGCACGAAAGAAGGCCCCGTCCCTCATCCAAGCGTTCAACGACATTCGCGCCGCCGCAGGCACCATCGTCGTGGACTCCGACATCTACCGTTCGTTGGACACGGCAGGACAGAGCGCCGACATCTACCGTGACAAGCTTGTGCAGGTGGGACGCGAGTTCAAGGAGCTGACCGGCTTCAAAATTCCCGACATGTTCCTCCCCTTGGTCGGGTCTGCCGTGTCCGCGTCCGACAGCATCAGGCAGACGTTCGGCAACCTGAAGGCCGGATTGTCCAACTATGCGGCGAACACGGCGCAACAGTGGGCGCCGGTCAAGGAGATTTTCGCAGAAGTCTTCTCGAACGCCGCCGCATCAGTCAAAACGAAGATGGAAGTCATGCGCGCCGATGTCGAATCAGGCGTGCTCTCCATGGTCGAGACTGTGAAGGGCAAGGCGTCCGAATTCAGGACGGCGTTCAATGAGATGCTGGACGAGACCGGCATCGGCGACACCATGTCCAAGCTTAGGTCGGCGGTCGGCAACGGGTTGGCTTCCGTTAAGGGCGCGTTCGAATCGTTCGGTTCCGAAGCCGCGTCCGTGTTGTCGATGCCGTTCGACGGTCTTCCCGAAAAGATTTTCGGCTCGTTCAAGGGACAGAATCCGTTCGCTCCGTTGACTTCCGCGGCGAAGACTCTTGGCGCCGGATTGTCCGCCACGGTCGGCGGCGCCGTATCGCGTCTTATCGGACGGTTCAGCCCGCTGGCGGCTGCTGGAAAGACCGCGTTCGCCACTATCGGCTCCGCCGCGTTGAAAGTGTCTTCCGGCGCGTTGAAGGGCTTCGGCGTGGCCTTGAGAGGCGTTGGCACGGCAGTCGGCAAGATTGGCGTCATCGCCTCCCAGTTGGGCGTGACAGGCGCGATATTCACCGGTCTGACGGCCGGATTCCAGACGCTGTTCAAGCTCGACCCGTCCCAGATGGCAGGCAAGTTCGACGAATGGCAGAAGAGCCTCGACAGCGCGCTTATCGGCGTCCAAACGAAGCTGCCCGCCATGGCGAACACGTTCGCCGCGGCCCTCCCTCAGGTGGTGGCGAGCATCACGGCCGCGCTGCCGGGCATCGCCAACGCGCTCATGAGCGTTGGACAGACGCTCGCGCCCGCGTTGATGACACTGCTGCCGCAAATCACTCAGGCGTTCTCCGCCATGTTCGCCCAGCTACCCGGCCTCATCGCCACCTACGGCCAACCTATGTTGGAAGCGTTCGGCACGCTGTTCGCCACGCTCGCAGGGCAGATTCCGTCGCTTATGACCTCTCTTGGTCAGGCGTTGGTTGCGGGCGTTCAGGCCGCGTTCAGCGCCATCAGCGACAATAGCGCTGCCATCACCGGGTTCATCAGCGGATTCGGCGCATCCTTGGCTTCCGGCCTCCAGACGCTGGGCGCCACCATCGTGGCCGCGCTCCCCTCCATCGGACAAAGCATCGCCTCCGCGTTGCCGACGCTGATTCCCGCGTTGATGTCTGCCCTCACCAGCGTGATAACGTCGCTTGCCGCGGCATTGCCGGGCATCGCCGTCGCCATCATCAACCAGCTGCCTGCAATCATCGGCGGATTGGTGACCGGCATCATCAACGGTCTGCCCACGCTGCTGAACGCCTTCGTCAGCGTGGTGACCAGCATCGCCGCGAACCTCCCAAGCATTTTCATGGCCGTCGTTAACGCGATTCCAGCGATTATCGGAAACATCGCCCGACCGTTCGCCGGACTGGGTAACCAGATTCTTGGCTTTGTCAGGAGCATTCCGGGCAAAATCACAGGCCTGTTCGCCGATGCCGGCTCGTGGCTCGTCAATTCCGGCGCGGCGTTGATGAACGGTTTCAAGCAGGGCATCCTTAACGCGGTCGAAAGCGTGAAAAACGCGGTCAGTGGCGCGTTGCAGAAGGTGCGAGACTTCTTCCCGTTCTCCCCGGCTAAGGTCGGCCCGTTCTCCGGCTCAGGCTACACGAGCGTGTCCGGCGAGCATCTTATGCGCGACTTCGGCAAGGCCATCGGCGCCCAAGGCGCGTTCGTGCGAGGTCAGGTCGATGACGTGCTCGACTCCTTGGATTTCGACCGGATTGATGCGACCAATCTTGGCATGGTGTCGTCTCCGCGGCTTAAAGACTATACTGGAATGGTGTCGGCGGCACGGCCCACCGGCGGCGTCCACATCGACAATGTGGTCGCAAGCCCGTTGAGCGACGTGGAACTCGTTGCCCGCCGATTCGGATACGCTTTGAACAATGAGATGATTGGAAGTGTCAGACCTTGAGCACGATAACCGTCACCGTGGGTGACATCACGCTTTACGGCGACGCCGGACACGAGTTCACACTGGTGTCCATGAGCGGTTTCGACGATTTGCCGTCAGCCAAAACCGAACAGGATTCTTGGGCTAGGGCTGACGGCAACGCCATTCCCGGCACGACATATTATGATGGGCGCACCATCACCATCAACGGATACTATTCGACCGGCACGGTCGAAGCCACCGACGAGATGATGCGCCGTCTCCGCGGCATGGCCGGACGTTTGGTTCCAGTCACCGTGCAGAAGGGCGCTGGCATCGCATTATCGTGCGATGCGGAACTCAGGTCGATGACCGTGGACGAATACCGGTATCGTGGGAAGGCCGGTTTCCAGATTGGACTACTCGCACCATCCCCCTACCTGTATGGGCCATTGCGCTCGCAGACGGTAGGCGTGCCGACTGACGGCGAAGGCATCCTCGACCCGCTGACCGACCCACTGACTGAAGGCGAGGTCGGAAATCCGGGACGTGTCGCCATCACCGGAAGCGGTTTCGCGCCGACGCATCTTGTCGTGAAAATCAGAGGCGGACTGTCCGGAGGTGTGCGCATCCACTGCGTCGAAACCGGCGAAGCGGTCGAATTCCATCGTCAAATCAACCCGGACGAGACGATGGTGTTCGACTTCGACAATGAGCGCGTGCTGTTCCGGAACCAGTCTGATTTGAGCATGTTCCTCACGGAAGAGAACTGGTTCCGCCCCTCTGATGATGCGACGATACAGTTCACGCCGTTGGGCGTGCAGTCGGGCGAGCCGACGATGACGGTCGAATGGAAGGAGGCTTGGCGGTGAAAATCTATCTCGCAGACCTGCTGACAGGGCGCCGCATCACCCCATTGCCGCACACGTCGGCGGAATGGGAGATGAGGCTGAACGACACCGATTCGCTCACCGTCAAAGTACCCATCTACGCTTCGTCCGATGATGCGCGCGTCCAGTACATCGCGAACGATGCGCGACTGTTGGACTTGAGGAACACCGCCGCCATCGGTAAGACCGTAATGGTCGCCGAAGATGACGGGCTGACGGTCGGCGGAGTGCTCATGCGTCGGGACTATGACGCCGGCACAGGCATCCTCACCTTGGTGGCGTCCGGCATGTGGACGTATTTTGACCATAGGACGATTCTTCCGGCGAAGGCGATGGGCAAGAGCCTCATCAAGTCGGACGGTTCGCCTGACCCTCAATATGACACGTCGTACAGGAACGTCACATGGAACACGGTCGCGCGCAATCTCGTCGAACAGGCGATGAGCTGGCCGCACAGCAATATACCGGTCGTGTTGGAGGCCGCGGAGGTCGGCAAGTCCGAAGCGAACTATCAGGCGGTTGATTTGAGCTACGTCGGCGAAGTGTTGACGAACATCACGAACTATCAGAACGGCTGCGACATCGGGTTCTTCCCGACTCGCACGGCTGACGGCTTGGGGTATGAATGGCATATGAAGACCGGCCATCCACTAATCGGCGGCGAAACACACTATTTCAGCGCGTCCGCCATGCAGCCGGGCATCGCATCATTGTCCGCGACGGATGATGGCGACAAGCTCGCTTCGCTGCAATGGTTCACGTCCGGCAAGTCGGACGATAGGACGCTCGTCGTGTCGGCCTATACGGACATTCTGGAAAAGGCTGGCGCGCCGATTTGGGAGAGCGTGGATTCCAGCCATTCGACCGTGAAACTGCGGAACACGTTGCAGGCGTATGCGAACGAGGCGGCCGCCGTCTACTGGCAGCCGGTATCGTCCACTGAGGCGAAAGTGCATCGCGGATACCTGCATTCGGTGAATCAGACGCTCGCCAATTATATGGTCGGCGATTACATTCGGTTCACGACGAAGGGCGACTGGTATTACGTGGATGGCGCGCATACGCGGCGCATCACCGGCATCAAGGCCGATGATAGTTCGAATTGGATTACGTTCACCCTTGGTGACGTGTTCGATGGTGTGAAAGTGACGGTGGAATAATGGAAATCGTAGTGCATCAGGGCGAGTCGGCGGATGGAGCGTCTTTTGCCGCCGATGATGCGGACGTTCTCGACGTGAAGAACCCGGCCCAAGCGACCAACAAGCTCGTGTCCACCTTGAACTAGTATGGTCGCCGGTTGCGCGAACTGGAAAAACCGTCCGGCTCGCAGTTGACTCAGGCGATTCGGAAGGTGTTGGACATCAGCGCGAACATCGACCAAACGGTGGCCGCGTCCATCAACAGGAACTCGTATGACCGTGCGACCATCGACGCGAAATGCAATGCGTGGAATTGGGGTGTATTGCCTCCGGGCCGTGGCGGCACGAATACGACAAACGCCTATAACAACGTGTTTTCCGTGGGCTCGTGGCGTGCGGTGTGGGCGTTGTCGGACGGCACGATGGGTACGGCGCAGTCCAGCCGCAAAGTGAAGCAGGATTTCCTTAAGCCGGACATCACGTTGGAGCAGATGCGTTCCGTGGATTGGACGCTCTACCGTTTCATCGACGACGTGAACCGGAACGGCGATAGCGCGACCATCCATGTGGGCATGATTGCCGAAGAGTTGGACGATAACGGTTTGGGGCAGTTCGTCGAGTATAATGATGATTACGAGCCCGTCGGCATCAATTATCCGATGCTTGGCGTGTGGGCGATACATGAAGCCCATCTCGCCCATGACCGTATCGACCGGCTTGAGGAACGTCTGAAAGCGTTGGAAGGAAAGATTGATAATGACGTTGAGAAATAGTCTGTTCGCAGTGTCCGGCAAGGCGTCGTTCTTGGATGCGCGCCGTGACATGAGCGGCCTGTTCGTCTGCAATAAGACCACGATGCTGCCGATTGCGGGCATCCTCGACCGTTCGCAAGACAATCTCGTCACCGGCAACAGCGATTCCATGAGTGTGACGGTGCATCCGTTCAACGCGGTATTGAACCGTTATGGCGCGTTGCTTATCCAGAACGATGGAAACGTGAAAGTGCCGCTGGCTGCTGCCCCGTCCACCAATTCGCGCATCGATGTGGTATATGTGAAACAGAACGAGACGCGCTCGCCAATGTCTGACGGTTCGGATGTTCCGGCTTTCGGCGTGGTGAAGGGCATGGCTGCTGCGACGCCTGTGGCACCAAGTGTTCCGGCTGGCGCTTTGGCTTTGGCTCAAGTATTGCTTCCGGCTGGCGTATCGAACACGGCCGCGGCTGGCGTGGTCATCACGCAGACGTATATCGGCGCCGCGATGAAGGGTGACATGCTCCGGGTGCAGACTTCAGCCCAGCGTGACGCCATGACCATGGTACCGGAAGGCACGCTGCTGCATAACGTGGCCGATGATTGCGATTATGTCAGGACTCCAAGCGGCAAGTGGGCCAAAACACGGGACACCATTGCCGTGGCAGCGCCATTCTCCCCCAAAGACCCGTGGTGGCTTTCACGCGAATGGGATACGGTCATCGTGAGCGGTAGCATGAAATACAACCCTTCAAACCAGAATAATAATACCACTGCGACAGAAACCATCCCGGCCGGATGGCGTCCATACGGACCTAAGACCAACGTTGGCTATGGTGTCGTGAGTGCCGCAAACGTAAGCTGGTGCAATTTCATTCGCCCTGATGGTGTAATTACCATGCTGGGTAACACCAATGGCGCATCTTCCGGTGTGACCGGAGGATGGCAGTGCAGGGAATGGAGAGCCTAGCCGAGTGAGCACTGACATCATCGTCGCCCTAGTGACCGGATTATGCGCCATCGTGGTCGCAGCGGTCACTTGGGTACAGAACAGACGCGGCGACCTGAGCGAAGCCTACAGGCGGCTTTCGGAAGCCCAATTGAACATGCAGCGGGAAATCGACCGGCAGGACAAGAAGCTTGCCGAATTCATTCAGGAACGCGACCGACTCCGTTATCAGGACGATTTGAAGACCTCCTACATCCGTGCGATGGGACATTGGCTTGGCGAACTCTGCAACGTTCTCGACCCCGAGTTTTTGAAAAAGCATCCGAAGCCAAGGCTTCCCGACGGGCTAAGGAGTACAATAGAACCGTTGGAAAACGAAAATAGTAAGGAGTGGTGAATGTTGTTCACTAAGGATTTTTGGGTTGACACGTTGGAGCGTGCAATCCGCACCGCATGTCAGGCGGCATTGTCGGCTGGCGTGGTCGGTGGCGTCGGCCTGTTCGAAGTGGATTGGCTGAACGTCTGCGGCATCGCCTTGGTCGCGGCCATCGCAAGCGTGCTGACGTGCGTCGCTTCGAGCGGCAAGACCGATTCGATCAGTCCGGCTTCCTTCGCGATGTCCGACAGGGCGAAGGTGACCGGCAAGCATATTGCAGGCAATGAGATGGAGGTTTCAGAATAATGAGGATTGTGGATATCAGCAATTGGAAGGCTGATGTTGACGTTTCCAAGATTGACGCCGATGGCGTGGTGGTCCAGTGTACTTGGGGCGCTGGCGAATGTTCGAACGACCACGGTCTGGTGAACTCCGTGTGGATTGGCGCGGATGCGAAGATTCAGGCAGCAGCGGCCCGTGGCATGGCGGTCGGATACATGCATTATATCCGTGGCGTGGGCGCTTCGGCGGAAGCGTGTTTCTTCGCCGAACACACCAAGGGGTATGTCGGCAAGTTCGTGCCGTGCGTTGACTGGGAGGCGGATGATAATGCCGCTTGGGGCAATCGAGCCTATCTCGATGAATTCCTCTACCAGTACATCCGGCTGACCGGCGTGAAGCCTCTCGTGTATGCTCCGCGTTTCGAAGTCCCGTCCATCAAGGATATTTGCGCCAAGCATGATTGTGGTATTTGGGAGGCGTGCTATGCTTCCATGGATGCGGTCGGCTGGCAGGATGCCGGTTCGATTTGGTCGTATGTGGCGTATCCGATGCGACAGTACACTTCGAACGGTCATATCGGAGGCTATGCCGGTTCTCTTGATTTGAACTATTTCGCTGGCGACAGGACAGCTTGGGATAAGTATGCCGGTGTGGGAGCGAACACTCCTGTGAACCCGGCTCCGGCCCCGGTGGTTTCTCCGTCTCCGACCGTGGTCGCCACCACGTATGAGGTGGTTGTCGATGCGTTGAACGTGCGTACCGAACCGTCGTTGAAGGGGCAGGTTGTGGCCTGTTACAATCGCGGCGGTAAGGTCGTGTTGGATGGTTGGGGCGCTTATGCTGACGGCTTCCTGTGGGGTCGTTATGTCGGCGCTTCTTCGGGCCAGTTGAGGTATATCGCAATCGGCACTGAGTCCGGCAGCGACTGGTATTTGACAATGTGCCGTTAGTCTAATATGATAAAGACTGTTGGAAGTTATTCCAGCAGTCTTCCCTTGGTTTCTCCTCAGCCCCCGCACGGTGACACATGCGGGGGCTTTCTTTTCACTCATCTGACAGTATGCACATCATGTCGGCTAGGATGGCCACAGCCACGTATGCAATGAAGACGCGCGTATCCCACGCGTTGCTCATCCACATGATGGCCGCGACGAATCCAAGCAGGATGATGGTGCAGATGACGAGTTTCAGGTTTTCCATCAGAACTTATCGCCTTCTGTCTCAGTCGCCACCGCGCAACCTCCAACATTTCGCACAGTGGCTGTCGTACAGCCACATTTCTTTCGTGGTGAAGCAATGCTTGCATCGCTTCGCGGCTGGTTTTCTGATAACACTCATCGGGGTGCTCCAATCCTTCCTGTCTGTTTTCGTCCGTCAACGCCGAGCCGATTTCCTGTTTGCAGGTTTGATGTCATATCTCGACCGAGGTTGAGGCATTGTGTTTTCATATCATACCTCTACCGCTGGCTGTGGAGCGTTCTGATGCTGATAGTGGCCGACCATGCTATACGGTTTCATCGAGGCGGCGTTCAGGTATTCGAACGACACTTGGCCGATTCTCATGCCGGGTTTCAGCATGATGGGGAAGCTGTTCTCGTTCTTCAGTTCGACGGTGATGGTTCCGATGAACCCGGCGTCGATGAAGCCTGCGGTCATGTGCGTGCAAAGCCCGAGGCGGCCAAGGCTGCTTTTCCCGTCGAACCGTGCCATCATGTTGTCTGGGAGGCTGATTTTCTCCACGGTGGCGCCTAGGACGAACTGTCCGGGCTGGAGCATGCAGTGTCCGTCGATTTTGACGGGCTTGGTGTGGACGCCGTGCAGCGTGTGGTCTCCGCCATCCGCGTAACCGTCTTCCGCATCCATGGTGAAGATAAGGATGGTGTCCTGCAAGGTCACGTCATACGAGTTGGGGTTCAACTGTTTTTCCGTGTACGGCAGGATGAGGTCCTGATATTCCACACACTGTTCGATGGTGATGTCGTTAAGCATTTTGCTTTCCTTCCTGCATGAACGCCAATGCCATTACAAGATAGGCGATGGCATCCAGATACGAGTCCTCCTTGGTGCGGTCGTGTTTGATGCGTTCGATTTTCAGTTCGGCCATCATGATTGCGACTTCCACTTCCGCACTATCGCAGTCGAACCATCGTTTGGAAATGTTCTTGAACATGGTGCGTGGATTGCCGTATTCTTCGGCTTTCTCCCCGGTGAGCATGTTGTTCACATGGATGAGGTTGTCGGCGATGCGTGCGTAGATGATTGATGGGATGTTTGCGTTTTCCGCAACCGGCGGGTCGATGGGAGTATCGCTGGGTGTTTCCGCCCCGTGATGGTCGGCGGGAATCGCCTTGTTGGCGCTTTCATCCCAACTGTTGTTCGGTTTTGATGATGTCATCGAGGGTTTTCCTTCCTTCTATCACGTCCATGACCTTGCGGTTCCATGGCGTGTCCGGTACGAGTATGCGCTGCTGCCCCTGATATGGGCTTCCGCGTCGTACCAGTCTTCTGTTGGCCTGCTCCCAGTCGGCGTATGTCCATGGGAGGTCGAGCCATATTTGGTCTTTTATGAGATGCTGTAGGCCGTCCACGCCGGTGCCCATGGATTGCGGGTTGGCGACTATGAGCCGGTATCCTTCCCGCCCTTGGTCGGTCATGGCAAGGAATGTCCTCGCGTCGGTGCATGGCGTCCAAGTCCGGTAGATTTCGTCTCTTACCGCTTTGAACCGTGTCCATACGAGCAGTGGTGTCGGGTCTTCACGTCTCTTGGCTTCATCGTATACTGTTTTGATTTTGGATATGCCGAACCAGTGGGACTCGCCACGGTCTTCGGCCTTATAGGCGAAGCCGTCGTCGAGTTGGGCGAGTTTGACGGCTGCGGCGCTCGCGCTTGCCGCATACACGTCTTCGGCGAGCTGGTGGGTGTTCATCCACTGTTCGAGCGTCGCATCCTCCTGTTCGGTTTTCGGCGAGGGGAGCCATTCGGTTTGCGGAAGCGGGTTGCCGCCGCGTCGGATGTCCAGTACGAGCTTTTGCAGCTGTCGGCACGCTTCCTCGACCATGGGCTTGGAATACGTGTATTTGACCACTGTGCGCCCTTGTATGCTCATCGTGTATGGTTTACCGTATCGCATCCTGAAAGCCCCTAGAGTGCGCCAAGAATCGCCTAATAGGGCTATCCTGTCCTTGGCGTGCGGGTACATGACCACGGTCTGCCCGTACAGGTCTTCCAAATCCTTCGGGGCGGGCGTGCCGGTCAGCATCAGCACGTCCTTGGCAAGGTCGCTGATGCCTTTCACGACTTTGGAACGCCCGCTCCTAGGGTTCTTCACCATGTGGCTTTCATCCACGATGAGGCTGAAACCGTCCGGCACTTCGCCAAGCTTGGCGGCCATGTTATAGGACACCACGAGGAAACGGTGGTCTTCCGGCCAACCATGCTTGCGGTAGTCATCGATGGTCAACGCCTTGCCGTGCGACCATTGGCGGATTTGCGGCAGCCACGCTGTCTTCACGACGCTTGCCGGACAGATGACGAGGATATGGTCCGCATCATCCAACAGGTCCATGCTGCGTTTGGTTTTGCCCGTTCCGGCCTCGTCGAAGATGAAGGCCCTCACTGCGCGTCCTTCCCGTGTTCGGCCTCCCATGCGGTTATGCGTTCGCGTCCTTCAGGCGTTTGCTTCCATCTGCGCCATGTCGTATAACTGACGCCATGCTCTTCCATGAACTTCGCCTGCCATTTACGGCATGCGTCCCCGCATGCCTCACGATGCTGCTGCCGGTACAGCGCCCAATAGGCGAGCATTCTCTCATGGTTCTCGTTCACCCACTTCTTTTTAAGCTTCCGCTTATGCTCCACTTTCTTGGGTGTCATATTGGCGTAGCGGGTGACGGTCTTCTTTTTCTTGGCGGGGGGCATCGGCTTGGGTTGTCGCATCTTTTCGATGTCGGCCCGGGCGTCGTCGTCAAGCCACTCGAATACGCTATCATTCATGATTCCCCCCGTGATGGTTGATGGCGTCGATGATGCCTTTGATTATGCCGGTGAGGATGAGGACGGCCGCCGCGGTTCCAAGGACGGACAGGACGGCGGCGAGCATGTACAGGCAGTTCATCATGAGCTCATGCATTTTTCTGCTCCTTCACCACGCTGAGACGCGTGGTCGATGATGTTTTCCGGAATGGGGTCAGGTCGGCCGGATGCTGTTGGAAGTACGCCTTGTAGTCGGTGGCGGTGCGCGTGGTTTCCGCCAGTCTTGCGACGTGCCCCTCGCATGCCACTCGTTTGCCGGGGTGTTCGCCCAGCCATGTTGTGAGCTTTTCCTTCAGCGCCTCGTATTGGTCTTTCGCTTCCAACAGTTCGGCCAACAGTTGTCGTCCGTCATTGTCCGCGTCCGTTGGATGTGCTGCGCGCTCGTATTCCGTCGCATGCTTTTCCAGTGCGTCCGTGTCCATCACGTTGGGGATGATTACGATGTCGAGTGTCTTCTTGATTTGTTCGGTGATGGAGTCGGGGCTCAGCGTCTCCCATGACGGGGGGCGTTGCGCGTAGATGATTTCCGCATGACCGGTGTCCATCATGCGGGCTTCTATCTGCGCTTGCGCCGAGTATTGGCTGCGCTGTTCGGAGGAGAGGAGCACGTAGGATGGTTTGCTTCCGGTTTTCACTTCGACGGTGTGCAACAGGCCTCCATGGTCGCGGTATGCGGCGTCCAATGAGACGTGCAGGCGTCCGTCCGTGTAGAAGCTGTTGTCATACCATGCGAGCTGTCCGTTCTCCAATTCTTCGACGGGCGTGTTCTTGGCGGCGACGGCGAGTTGCAGGCGTTCCGCGTACAGTTTGACGAGCATTGGCTCCCAGATGCTGCCGAACTGCAATGCCGACTGTACGGCCGGAATGTCGGGGGGGGGTGATGGTAGTTGTCCGGTGGCGATGAAATGCGCGAGACTGGACGCGCCTATCGTTTCCTCGCGGGCTTTGAGCCATGTTTCACGGTCTTGGAAGACCCGGTATGTCAGATTTCTTTCGTCCATTTCATTTTTCCTTCGGAATCGATCATGAGGATGTCGTGGTGCACGTTCGTCAAGTCAACCCAGTTCCGGTAGAGCAGCAGGGTGTCCACGGCTTTCTTGCCGTAGAGGAGCATGACGTTCGCGTTATGTTCGGCGAGCATTTTGAGTTCGCGGCATTGGTCTGGGCTTGGCTTGCCTACCGTGCGTTTCAGTTCGATGAACCATACGTTGCCTAGCGTGTCAACGGCGGTCACGTCGGGAAAGCCGTTGCGTGAGCGTCCTTCGGTTTTCTGCACGTACCATCCTTGCTGTTCCAAGACTCTGATGAGGCGGTTTTGGATGGTTGATTCCAATGGTTCAGGCTTGTGGTTCTTCAGTTTCGGCATTGGCATCCTCCTTGATTCTGACGGCGCTGACCCATACCGCGTATGTGCCGTCCGGTTTTCGGCGTGCGACGGCGGCATAATCGACGGTCGGCTCGGTCCATGGGATGACGTGTTTGCGGATACGGTAGGCGATGGTGTTCGCGGTGGTGCGTTTCTCATATCGACGGTATTCGGTCCATCGGCCTAGATTGTGTTTAAGCTTCGCATTGAATGCGGTGTCTGCCCGGCTGTTGGCGGGGGGGGTGTCTAGGAATTTCTTCATTTGTTTTCCTTCGGTTTTGAAATATGCGGGCATGATTGACTTCGGTATGATTTTGCCTTCACGTTCCAACCGTTTCGCGCGGGGAAACAGCCAGCCGCGCGACACGTTGAGCGCACGCGCGGCTTGGTCGATGTTCAGGCAGGTGGTAAGCTCGTCAATCAGCGTGTCGTCACTGTAGTTGATTGGCGCGTTCATGGGTGGTCAGAATTCCGGGTCCGCTTCTTCGACGTCCTCGTCGTCTAAGGTCGGCTGGTGATATACGCCGAACTTGTGGGGGGTGGGGGTGTTGTTCTTTTCGACTCGCAGCAGCTGCACGCCGGTCAGGAAGTAGGTGAGGCGCCCGTCCTTGGTGTTGCCGATTTTGAACGCCACGTTGGCGAGCGTGCCGTCGCCCGGCTCTTCGGCCAGTTCCACATCATTGGCGTTTTGGTCGACGATGCTGGGCCTCCACTTGGAGGTTAGGTTGACGAGCCATTTGCCGCGCTGCGGCTGGGTGCCGTCCCTTAGGGTGATTAAGTCACCGTCCTTGTAGCGGAGGTTGTCGCCGTTGGCGCGCACGCCCAGCTGTTTCGCCGCCGCAACGAGTTCCTTATGCACGTCGCCGTTCTTCGGGAAAGCGAGCTGCAATTGATAGTTCGGTTCGATGCCGCGCTGTTTCGCCGAGTCGGATTGGTATTTGTCTTTGATGTGTGTGAATCGGATTTCGCCTGTCGCTTCGATTTCGAGCATGTCGTTTGCCATTTTTTTCCTTTCGGGTTTTAGTTGAATTCTTCTGTGAGTGAAGGTCGGGGGAGTGCTGTTTTGCCGTCGTCGTCCATTACGGTTGTGAGTCCGAGCAGATGGATTAGGGCGTAGCGTCGATAGTAGGTTTCGAAGCTGCCTACCTGCTGGGCCGCGGCCGCCGGATACGTGTAACTGCTGCTCACGGCTTCACCGTGCTTCACCATGTCCAAGAGGGTCTCGCACTCGTGCGTTGTCTCGTAGACGGCCACGGTCAGCGTGTTGTAGACGGTGGGCATGTCCGTTTGCGCGCCGACTATCTCGCTCGCGCATACCGCGGTCCAGCCTAGGCCGTGTTCTTCCATGCTGTTCTTGACGAGCTGCCAGACGTCGTCCAGTGTGGCGTACTTGTATCCGTATCCTTCGGTTGTGCGTTTGACGGCTTCGACCGACTGCTGCACTTCTGCGATCCTGTTTAACACGTCGTGGCGTTCATCGTTCGTCATTGTCGTTGCTCCTTCTTTTGAGTTCGTTTTCGATAAGCGTCTCGTTTATGGCGAACCGGTATGCGTATTCCACGAGGCCGTCGAAGTCGCTTTGTGTGTGGGGCGTGTGTTCTCTGATTGCGCATCCGGCTATGATGGCAAGGTTTTCGTTCGTCGGGTTCGACTTGTATACGTTGATGCGGTCCTGCCACACGTCGTGTCGTACTTGCAGCCATAAGGCGAGTGCATGCTGGTAGTCTTGGGGCGTGCATGGGTATGCCATGTCGTATACGATTAAGGTTGTCACCACGTCGATTCCGGCGTTGAGCGTCCTTTCGGGCAGGTAGGTGAGGAATGTTTCGACCCTATCGCGAAAATATTTCGAAGGTTCCATTGTTTTACTCCATTTCTTTGGTCGTTTATCATACCGGGCGTGCCTCGCGACATGCCTGAAGACTCATCGGCCATTGTCATGCCGTTCTCTTTGCCGGGTGGCTGATGTGTCTTCGTGCCCTTGCGGGACTCGAACCCGCACGTATGCCATCAGGGCTGGCGGTCAGGGGGTTGATTGGCGTCTCCGTGTCCGTCGCGGGTTATGGCCTTCGGGATCGGCGTGCTGATGTGCACGCCGTGGTCGGCGGACGGTGTCGCGGAACCTCGGTTCGCACCCGCATGCCTTCATGTTGTCGGCGAAAGTCCGCTTGTCCATTTTCGGACCCCCTTGGTTGATGCTTTTAGTATGTTATATGTCAATATCAGCGTGTTGCGTCACAGTTCATTGAGAACGTACACTTTGCGCCATGCCGTCCCGGCCCCGTCGATCGGGTTGCCGTTCTTGACGGCCTTGCGTAGCCACGGCAGCGTGACGCCCTTGAAGACGTCGTCCGTCTGCGCAAGGAACTCCTTGACGTGCCGTAGCGTCGTGACGCTCAGATGCTCCATGCCGATTTCGACGCGGAAGGCCTCTTGCCCGTCGTGCCACGTGACGGCCGGCGTGACCTTGGCGGCCACCGTGCCATACGACTTGAGAACCAGCTGCGTGCCGTTCTCGGTGCTCCAGCGTTCAACGAACGCCTTGCCGTGGAACGACTGGTGACGGTCGTACAACGGCTGAAGTTCGAACATCCCCTGATAGCTCATTTCAATCACTCCTTTGTGGTTTTGGTCTGGTTTCGGTTCGGGCGACGGGCTGGGCCATGCCGCCTCGGGCGTGAGCGCGCCGTCATGGTAGTGGTAGAGGTCTCCGGTCGAGGTGAGGAAGCGGCCCTCCCCGCCCCGGATGTAGCCTTTGCCGCTGAGTTTCTTATCCATTTCCTGCCTCCTTGGTTGATATATTTAATATACACCGATGTGACACCCTGCGTCAAGTCGGCGTGTCGTGAGAACGGTTCCCAACACCAACAAGCCACGTGAACCCCGCCAACGAATGAACCCCGCCAGCAAGTCAACACGGTCAACATATAAACCACGTCAACACATGAACCGCATCAATGGATCAACCACGTCAACCAATGAACGCGGTCAACACATGAACCGCATCAATGGATCAACCACGTCAACCAATGAACGCGGTCAACACATGAACCGCATCAATGGATCAACCACGTCAACCAATGAACGCGGTCAACACATGAACCGCATCAATGGATCAACCACGTCAACCAATGAACGCGGTCAACACATGAACCGCATCAATGGATCAACCACGTCAACCAATGAACGCGGTCAACACATGAACCGCATCAATGGATCAACCACGTCAACCAATGAACGCGGTCAACACATGAACCGCATCAATGGATCAACCACGTCAACCAATGAACGCGGTCAACACATGAACCGCATCAATGGATCAACCACGTCAACCAATGAACGCGGTCA